TGATTTAATGACGGCTACTTTTGAGGCTCAACTTTCTATATTGGATGATAGAAGAAAAACAACACAAGAGATCGCCGACATAGAAAAAGCTTCAAGAAGAGATCAGGAAAAGTTTGAAAGAAATAGGCCGTTAAAAACATTAGAACAAAATATAGCAACTCAGCCATTTGCCACAGTAAAACAAGAAGCACAACTAGCAAAATTAAATGCTGAAACTAAGTACAAAAACGAATTGGCGGATATAGAAACAGAAAAAGAAGACAAGAAAACAAATGCATTTAAAAAAGTTCAATCAAGTTTGAGAGATTATGTTTCTAATTCAAGGTCATTTACTGATGCGCAAAGAATATCAGCTTTATATTCAATAGATAATGCAGAAAATACAGAACAATTAAAAAGCGCTCTTGGAGATTTAAAGCCAGAAACTGATGCACAAACGATATCTACCGCAAAACTTTCAGAGGCTCTTAATAATTTAGATAAAGTCTATCAATCAACTACAACTGCCGCCGACGCATTTGCCTCAAGAAGAAGAGGAGAATTGCAAGATCCAAAAGATACGGCTCAATTTTTACAAGATACATTAAAAGAACAAAATCCTCTGAAATACGGATTAATGCAAGGGTTTCAAGATATATCAAAAGAATCAGATGCATTCGCAATAAACTTTGGTAAAACTACAACTTTAGCTTTTAGAGATGGGATGAGAGATGCTCTTTCTGCGGCCATATCTCAAACAGAAGATCTTGGTACGGCTTTGCAAAGTGTCGCTATGAATTTCTTAAAAACTATGCAGACTCAGTTTTTACAGAGTGCAGCTAATAATGCTATCCTTGGACTGCAAGGGGCTTTTCCTTCTGTTTTTAATGGAACATTTGGAGCAGTAAAGAATTCAAAAGGAGGTCTAATTAGAGCTTATGCTGGTGGAGGATTTGTTACTGATGGCAGTGGATATAGAGATGATGTTCCAGCAATGTTAATGAACGGCGAGTATGTAATAAGAAAATCCGCTGTGAAAAAATATGGTAAAGATATGTTTGATAAAATGAATTCTGGTATGGAAATTGGAATGGCTGATGGCGGAATTTTTCTTCCTGGCGTTAGGGGCGGATCAGCAATTGGCGGCTATCGTGATCTGACTGCTTTCGCAAATCAAACTACAACTTCTGGAATAACTGATATTTTAGCTGGAACAGCTGGATCTGCATTTATTAATCTTGAAGATCAAAGTCAAAGATTATCTAGATTTGGATTATTAAATGAAGATACAATAAATCAAGAAATTAAATCCGCGCAAGAGCAGGCTTTAAATATAGTTAAAGAAAGAGAAGCTTATAGAACACAGCAAAGAAAAGCACTTCAGCAACAAGTTGTTGGAACAATACTCTCTGCTGCAATTTCTTATGGTTCTAGTAAATTAGTTCCTCCGGGACCAAATACTAGAGTTGGTATGGAAAGGGCTGGCGCTCCACCGGCATTAGCGCTCAGATCTGGTTTAGGTAATGCTTATGGAGGTTTAATTCGCCGTTATGCATCAGGCGGCACAGTTGATGATATCCCTGCTTTATTAATGGGCGGTGAATATGTTCTGAATAAGGAGACGACAAGAAAATACGGTAAACAATTTTTAGATTCTATCAATCGTGGTTCTGCTCCAAGGTTTGCTGACGGCGGCATGGTTAGCGGCGAATCAATGGCCGACAAGGTAGATAAAATATCCAACAAGCTTGAAAGCGGCGCTTCGTCTGCCAATGTAAGTATTAATATTAATGTTACTCAAAATGGCATGGCACAAACAGCAGTTGAAGGTAATTCAAAGCAGGATGGTGTTGATTACAAGAGATTGGGCGATCAAGTTAGAGCTTTAGTCGTCGAAGAAATCGCTTCTCAAAAGCGTGTTGGCGGCATGCTAAGAACATAACATGAATTCATCAATTTCGAATTATGAAAATAGTTTATATCTTAGCGGCCTTAAAATATACGGGGTCTCAGATGTAAATTTTGGTTATCAACTGCCAGTTGATCATATCAGCGTTTTAGGCCATAGAAGATTCAGAACCGCAACTTCTGGTCCACCGCAAAACTCGTTAAGCGTTCAAAAATATCTTTCGCCAAATGATTTTTTATTGAACATGACTGGACTGTCTCCGATTAGCGGAGGAATATTTTATAATAATTTAAATTATAGCTTCAGACAAGCGTATTTAAATTCTTATTCAGTATCATGTGCAGTTGGCAACTTCCCAACATTAAATGCAGATTTTGGAATATATGGAGACATTGGAAATGCTTTATCTCAAAGTTCAGCTTCACAAACTGGTATATTAAAAACTATACGTCCAGCTGACATTTCAGTGGATTGCGATGGCGCAATCACAAATAGAATAGAATCTTTTACATATAACCTAGAATGTGCCAGACAAGCTTTTTATCATGTTACTGGCAGTGGTGCGGTGGATGTTGTGACAATTAGGCCATTTAAAGTAAACGCCCAATTTACGGTTGGAGTTGACGATTATCAATCTAAAAAATTATTTGATTATATTATTGATTCGAATAAAAAAAATATTACTATAACTGTAGGCACATTAGCAACTTTCACTATGGCAAACATGGAATTAATAAGCGAATCTATTAATAGTTCAGCCACAGATGATTTGACGATGACTCTTAATTATCAAGGATTTTTATAATGTCATTTTTTTACGACAGAGATCAAAATGTAACTGGCACCAATATCCCAGCGACTTTGGTTTACAATCCGTCGTATGGAGCCACAGTTTCATTTTCTTCTGAACTAGCGTTGTACAATACCGTTGATAATTATATTTATAGTATGCCAAAAGGTCTTAATCATTTGCAAATGGAGATCACAATGCCATTTGAAAATAGAAAGCAAGAAGAGGCGCGGCAAATTGCTGGGTTTTTTGAAAACTTACAAGGTACAGGTTTTTTCCAGTATACTGATCCAGCACAAATTTACAAACCAATAAACTTATTTGTTTCATCAATTGACAATCAGTTTGTTGAAAATGATATATTTTCACTATCAGTAAGATTACATAGCGATCAAGCTTCTCCAATTTTAGCTTGGGATAATCCATTTCTTACTGGCTCTAATTTAAAAGGAGACTGGTCTTCTGCTGCCGTTGCTTACAAAAAGTACGACGTAGTTAAATATACTGTTGGTAACACCGCAAATTTATATGATTCTTTTTATTATTGCACAGGAGATCATACTAGCGCGTCACCAATAACAAATGGCAAATGGACAAGAGAGTTGGATTTTCAGCCTACATATACAACGCAACTCACTAAAGAAACATCAGTTTTAAAAACTGAATTCCCGTATTCTTTTGCAAAGCGAACAAATTTCGGATCTCATGCAAATGTCTTAAAGAATTTTAAATTAGACTTTAAAGGAATATCAGATGCAGAGACAAGATGCTTGCTACATTTCTTAATAGGTAGGCAAGGATATAGAAAGTTTCAATATAAATTGCCAAAAATATATAATCAATTTAAGTACTTTTTTGCCCCAGAATGGCAGCATACTTTTGTTTATAAAAATGTAAATGATGTGTCAGTGACTTTAGTGGAAGATCCAATCGGAATAAGGAGGGTTTACTAATGCCTAGAGCAATCTCGTATGAAATGGAAATGATGTTCGTAGGCTCAGAGGGAGCCTTCGACCAAACAAAGAATACGGGCCAATATATTTCTCGTATCGACTTCGTTCAAGGTTATGATTTTTCATTTAATGTAGAGCGCCAAGCATTAAAGCAAATTGGTAGTGGCAGTTTCGCTTCAAGGCAAAGTCAGTTAGCCCCAGATGTTGATTTTAATGTTTCTTATCTTTTGAATGATGGGTGGAATGAAAAATATCTTGGATTTGATTTTGTGCAGAATCAAGCCGCAAATCCAATGCAAGCTATTTTTTCCTCAACTGGGGATAGAAACTTTTATGTTTTAATCGCTCAGGATGAAACAAGAGATGCTAACGCATCAACAACAGCGAGTAATTATAATGTTCTAGGCATAGGTAATGCATACATGGTCAATTATGAAATTAGCGTGGCCGTTAATCAGCTAGCCACCGTATCATGCTCTTTTCAAGCTGCAAATGCTAGCGTTCAAAATTATTCAACAAGTACATTTTTGCCAGCCGTTAATACATTTGACAAGGGCCAGATTGCTCAAACAAACAAACGATTTGGCTTGGTATTTTTAGATAACTCAAGATCATCAAGAAATTTAACTGGATTTGCTAAAGTATTTGATAGTGGATGCTCGTATCAAGATTGCCAAATATCGGCAACCCCAACTTATGCAGCCAGTGCATTGAGATTCGGATTTGACTTGGAGAACTTTCAGTCAATGGCGCTCTCTATTCCGATAGAAAGAAAACCATTATATGGCTTTGGCAGCAATCATCCTAAGACTAGAAAAGTCCAAAAGCCAGTTGTTGGAACTTTGAGTGTCAGTTCAATCGTCGATTCCTTTTCCGCTGAAAACTTAGCAACGACATTTGCGGCAGAAGATGTCACAATTAGCGGTTACAACTTTGATATTTTATTCCAAAAAAATAATAATAAAAAGAAGTTTGGAATTAAAATTCAAAATGCCAGATTAGATAGCTATAATATCGGTTCCCAAATAGGGGACAAGTCAGTTATTTCTACTAACTGGTCTTTTGAAATTACTGAAACTACTGGCATTTTATTTTCCGGAGCTTATGGCGAGCCAACACAAAGTGCGATTTATATCAACGAATCTATCAACCCTTAATGTAAATTAAATAGGTATGGCCAAGACAATTCCACAATTAGAAGAGGCATCAGCATTAAGTGCGAAAGACCAATTTTTATTCTATAGCAACACGAAGAAAAAGACCATGCGTGTTTCTAGAGATAACATGCTTGGAAGTCCTGGTGTCGCAGCTTCTATACCTGGAGTTAGCACAGTTGATTCAACTGCTCCAGGTCTGCCGCAAAATTTAGTTCTTACATCTTCTTCGTCAATTCGCAATGATGGCACGGAAGATATTATTATAACTGCCAAAATAACCCCAAATGCAGACGCTGATTTAGAAGGTTATAGCTGGTATATATTAGAAATAGATGTCGCTCCTGTTTTTTCTGGTGGTGTTTTAGTAAGTGGTGGTACATCCGCACAAACTCCAACATATGAAAAATCAGCAAAAAATAATGAAGGTGGCTATGCGGTAAAAGTTTTTCGCGCAGTCAAGGCTAATAAATGGTATTTAGTTAAAGTAGCTGCTGTAGATAAGTCTGGAAATTATTCGTCGTATACAGCCACTAATACTCAAAACGCATACGTTTTAACTACAAAAGATTCAGTACCTCCTAGTCCTCCTATTTTGCATGGTACGAATCATGCGACAAATCCATCCACTGCCGCTATTAAGTCTGTATTTTTAAGATGGACAAATCCAACAGATTCTGATTTAGCTAGAATTGATATATATAGAGCAGACGGTCCAAGTTTTACAACTTATAATAAGATTGGGGGCGCATACGGAACAGCTTGGACAGATTCATCTTCAGTTCAAGGAACTGCATATCGTTATAAATTAAAAGCGGTAGATTACTCAGGCAACGAAAGTGCATTTTCAACTGTTTCTCCAGATCCCGGCGGTGGAATTGATTATGTTCAAATAACTCCTGGTCAGATTGACGCTACCGACGTAAAGGATTTTGCAATCACCGCAACAAAAAGATGGAATAATACAATCGTATTAGAAAACGATGTATGGACAAATACAGATACGTCAACTGGAACAATAAGTTGGAATCAACACGATTTATACTATCAGGGAACAAAATATACAGTGTCGTCGGGCAGTGCTACAGCTACAGTATCAATTGAAGGCCAAAAAACAGCTTATGTGTATGTAGAGATACCATTGTCAGGATCAGCAATAAATTATCAAGTTTATAATGTTACTACGGCAGGTGGATATCCAACTTTAAACGATAATAATAGAAAATTCATGATAGCCACAAATGTAAATGGCATTCATGATCTTGCTTGGAACGCAATGGCTAATGCTATTATTGGCAGCGCATGGATTCAGGCGGCATCAATAACAACCGCTCAAATAAAAGAATTAAGCGCAGATAAAATTACAGCTGGGATAATAGATTCTGATATAATTACTTTAGGAGAATCGGGAGCGTCTCAAGGAATAATCAAAAGCAGTGGGGCAACTTCGGCCACTGTTGGAACTGGATTTTGGATTCAAGGTGGAGCGTCTCCAGTATTTGCAATTGGAAATCTAGCTGGCGCACCATCAATGAGATTTGCTTCAGGAGCATTGACTGTAAAAGGCACAATACAAGCAAATGACGGATTTTTTGGTACTGTTGCTACCAATGGAGTTGTAATAGACAGCAGTGGATTGTCGATAGTTGGAGATTCAACTAATGCTGGTAACAACGCCAGATTAAGAGCAAATTTAGAGTGGAATAACACCAATTCAGTATTTAATACTGGCGTAAGTGGGTTTTATTTAGGTAAGGCTGGTACTTCTGGTGGATCTCCAGTTTATCGATTTTTTATTGGAGATACAGGAAGCGACGGATTAGGCGCTGGGGCAAATAATCTATATTGGAACGGTACTTCATTAATTATTAATGGAAGCCTTGGTGGAAATATAAGATCTGGAACAACGGTTGGAACCGCTGGAGATAATACATATGGATTAACAATCCAATCGGGATTTGGATTGAGATATCATACAAATGCTGGAGTTTTAACAATAACAGGAGGCACCGCTAATGGTGCCGTAAATGCAGCGCAAATAGATCTTGCTGGAAATTCTTACGCTAATGTTAACAGAGGAGCTTTAGTTCTATCAGCTGGATATGTAGATCCTTGGCCAAACAGTCCTTCGGACATAAATAGTGGCGCGATTCATTTCAGAACAAAAAATGAATTAGTTGGACTTTGGCGTTCAAATAAAACATTTGAAATATATAGTGACGTTTCAATTCAAACTAATCTTTATGTTGGAAACGCAGATCCAGCACAAGCTCCGTTTAAAGTAGTAAGTGGGGTTATTACCGCAACTGGGGCTAACATAAATGGAGCGGTGATTAATGGAGCTTCTACCATAGGAGGCAGAACAGCTTCCACAATTGCTGGAGCGATAAATGCTAGCGGCGATTTTGTAAACGATATAATTAACGCAAGATTCGATACTGAAAATGCAGATATTTTAGCTGAATTTTCTTTTGGAGCTTCTGGGGCATTACAAATTGGATCTTATGTAAATGGTGTTTCTGGAGATATTAGAATTTCTCCAAATGGTATAACTGCTAGAAATTCTTCTGGAGCCACAACATTTACTTTAAATGGAACAACTGGTGCAGCAACTTTTGGAGGAGAGTTGTCGGCTCCAACTGGAAACATTGGTGGTTGGACAATAAATGCAAGTTCAATTAGCGGAGGGTCAGTAACTATAGACTCTGTTGGAAATATAAGAGCCGGTAAGGTAACTTATGCAGATGCTAATTCTGGATTTTGGCTAGGCAAAGATACAGCAGACGCTAATAAAATAAAATTCTTTATAGGTTCGTCTACAGAAAATTTAAAATGGGATGGCACTGATCTTTCAATTACTGGTTCTATTAGCGCTAATGGTGGAGATATCGCTGGCTGGATTATTGGAGCGGACAATTTGTCTAAAAATAATGTTACAATATCTAGTACTGGGTTTATAAATTTAGGAACTGGTAACGACATTGTAAAATTAAGTTCAGTTGATACTACTTATAGAATTTGGGTTGGAGATGCGACTGCTGCAAGCGCTCCTTTCAGAGTAAGTAAAACTGGAGTTGTCACTGCAAATGGCGCAGTTTTAGATTCAAGCTCTTCTATCGGAGGAAGAACTGGCACAACAATATCTGGAACTATCAATAGTAGTGGAGATATTACTACAACTAGTTTTAACACTTCTACAAGACAAATACTTGAAACTTTTCAATTCCCAACGGATGATTACGATGGAGCGCTAAAAGCTGGCAATATTGTTTGGAACAGCGGAAGTGGAGCGATTTCTTCTGGAAGCGGAGTAGTAATTTATCGTGGAGGTATAGTTGGGGCTACAAATGGTGCGGTTAAATTTAGTATAGACGCATCTGGAAATGCGACATTTGCAGGACAACTTTCTGCTCCAACTGGAAATATTGGTGGCTGGACAATCGGAGCTAGCTCATTGTATGGAGGAAGTTCTACTTCTAGAGTTGGCCTTGAAGTAGATGCGGTATCTGGAAATGTAGCAATTTATGCAGGAAGTGAAACAAAGGCAACGGCGCCGTTTAGAGTCACAAATACAGGAAATGTTACTGCAACATCTGGAACAGTTGGTGGTTGGACATTATCATCAAACGCTTTAACTGGTGGATCTACGTCAACAACAGTAGGGCTAGAAGTCGATTCAACTTCTGGCAATATTGCAATTTATGCTGGAGGTGCTACAAAGGCTACTGCTCCATTTAGAGTGTCAAATACAGGAGCATTAACCTGCACAAATGTTACGTTAACTGGATATATAATTGCAACATCTGGATTTATAGGAACAGCTGCTAACGGATTTGTTTTGCAATCAAATTATTTTTACAGAGGCAAGGCCAGTTTAAATGCTGCTGAAGCTGGAGTATATATTGGTACAGATGGTATTTCATTGGGATTGGCTACTACATTTAAAGTTACAAGTGCTGGAGCTTTAACAGCTACAAGTGCAACTATTACTGGCGCAATTACTGCAACATCTGGATTTATAGGTAATGGTGCTAATGGATTTGCAATAAATAATACTTATATTGGAAATGGAAAAGCTACTCTTAGCGATGCAAATGCTGGAGTTTATGTAGGAACAGACGGAATTGCGTTAGGTGCAAATTCTTTGTTTAAAGTTACAAGTGCAGGGGCATTAACGGCAACTTCTGGAACTATTGGTGGCTGGACACTAGCTGCATCAAAATTAAGTGCAGGAAATATTGAAATAGACGCAACAGCAGGTGCGCAAAAAATTCAAGCTGGCCCAAGCGCGGCGAATTATGTTAGAATTTCTAGCGAAGGAATAATTGGGGTTGATTCAGTTTTGGGCACGGTATTTAATTTGCCAACAAATGGTTCCGCCCCAACCTTCTCAAGTGGAGAAATAACAAAAACTAGATTTACAATACAAGAATCTGCTGTAATTGAAACTTCAAGCACGGCAGGTATTGCGCCAACTTTAGCTGGTGGAGTTAGAATAAACAGTGCAGGTATAAAAGGATTTAAATCTGGTGACGCTAATCCAGTATTTTTCCTAGATGCAACAAATGGAGATATAACGGCTAAAGGAGGCGAAATTGCAGGTTGGACAATAGCGTCGGCAACACTTTCAAAAAATAACGTAACAATAGATTCCGCAGGTAATATTAGATCTGGCCAAACGGCATACAATACAAGTTCTGGATTTTGGATAGGAAACGACTCTGGAACTCCAAAATTTTCATTAGGAAATCCAGCTGGGAATTACTTAACTTGGGATGGGTCAGCGCTGACAATTAAAGGATCAATTACTTTAGTTAATTCAATTCCATCAACAAGTGTTTCTGGACTCGGTGCTTTGGCGACACAAAGCTCCGTTTCATATGGAAGTATAACTGGCACAAAACCGCCAGAAAATGCAGATGTAACATTAACAGCAATACAAGGAAGTTTAACTTTAACTGGAGGGGGTCTGGTTTTATCTAGCGGAGGAGCTTCTATTCGTGGAGGACAAACGGCATATAATACTGGGACGGGATTTTGGCTCGGAGATGTTGGATCTGGAACAACAAAATTTTCACTAGGAAACCCAAGCGGTTCATATTTAACTTGGGATGGATCGGCGTTAACAATTAAAGGCGCAATAAATGCGACATCTCTTACATTAACAGGAGCAACGGTTCCAGCAGCAAGCGTAACTGGTTTAGCTGCTGTCGCTACCTCTGGTTCTGCAAATGATGTTGGACTTGGTAACGTACAAAATCTTAATGCTGCCGCTCAAACAACAACTGGATTACAGTCTACAATATCAATTAATAGTGGCGGTATATCGATGGGTAGTGGTGGTTTTGTCAGGGGCGGAATAGATTGGATCACCGCTAGTAACAATTTTACCGCGAGTTCGAGTGGATTTTTCTTGGGTTATACTACTGCTACTGCTCCAACAGCTAGTGCATATAGATTTTTTATAGGTTCAACTGGAACTACTGGTACAGGCGGAACAAACTATTTATACTGGGATGGAACAGTTTTAAAAATTGGAGGCAATATTGTTGGAGGAACTACGGTTGGAACAGATTCATCAAGCAGTGGCTTAATTATAAATTCTACGCTGGGAATAAGAAAAGGAAACAAAACTGGTACATTAACAATAACTGGAGGAGATGGTAATGGAATTTCCGCTGGAGCGCAAATTGATTTTGGAGGAAATGAATTAGCTGATGGTAGCAAAGGCACTTTAATATTGCAAGGTGGATCTGTTGGAGGTTCTTTAAGTAATGGTAGAATAGAATTTAGAACGAATGTCGGAGATAGTAA